GAGCGCGCCGATCGGATTCTGGCCGCACGCCTGCACGTCGACGTCGAATCGACGCGAGCGGCGACGGCGGGCTCGGCCTCGCTGCGGGAATTCGTCGTAGAGCACTGCGCCGCGGTCAAGAATCGGGTGATCGACGCCGTGTCCCGCGTCTACCGGGCGGTGGACGGCTCCGACGCGCACGTCTCCGGAGTCTTCGATCCTCTGAACGCCGAATGGACCGCGGCCGCCGACGAGGTCGGGCGTACACACGGCACCGGGACCCTCAACGCGGCTCTCGACCGGGCGGCGCGCGACACCGGTCGTGATCTCGAACTGGTCTGGACCGCCGTGCTGGACGGACATACGCGTCCGGCCCACGCCGAAGCGAACGGCCAGCGTCGCGCGCCGGGGCACGCGTTCTACGTGGACGCCGAGCCGCTGCGTTTCCCCGGCGACCCTCTCGGAGACGTCGGAAACGTCGCGAACTGCAGATGCCGGCTGTTCGCGCATTTCGTCACGCCCCATCCAGATCTCACCGCCGCGGGCGAAGCGGTGGACCTCGCCGACGAGCTGGAGTCTTTCGCGAAGAACTGGGTCGACGAGTGCGGCGGTCTGCCGAAGTACATACACCGCATCACCCGACACCTGACCGACAAGGGGATGCCGCAGAGTCAGGCCATAGCCACGGCCGTCAACGCGGTGAAGAAGATGTGCGCCACCGGAGACGTCAATTTCCCCGGTCGTCAGAGCGTCAACAAGATATCTCGCGCCGAAGCGTGCGCCAGCGTCGCCGAGTGGGAGAAGTTGAAGGCGTGCGCCGCTCGCAAGAGCGCCCAGAAGAGCAGTTCGCACGGATCTGAGAGCATGGCCGACATGGACGATTTCGCCGTCACCGGATCGACCGGACTTCCGGTCGGGGATCGCAATATGAGCTGGGACGGCGCAGCGGCGGCCGGGCGCGTCCTGGACAGGTTCACCTCGAACGGGAAGATCGACGTGGCGGCCGCGTCGAAGGCATTCCTCTGGCACGACGGCGACGGGCAGAACCGCGGCGACTGGAAGCTCGGATTCGCCGACGTCGTGAACGGTGCCCTCACGATCGTCCCGAAGGGCGTCGCCGCCTGCGCGGGAGGCCGCGGAGTCGGCTCGGCGTCTATCCCCGCCGCCGCCAAGGCGACCGTCGAGAACAAGATATGCACTCTGTACGGGAAGATTCGGGCGAAGTACAAGGACTGGCCCGATTGTCCGTTCAAAAAGGGCGTGGCGGCGTCCGCCGCGGAGGGCTATCGAAGCTTCTCTTCCGTGTTGGCGGTGATCGGGACTCCGACCGACGACGGCCGCATGTTCGCCCCCGACATTCGACTGTCCTTCCGCGATTTCCCGTTGCCGCTGCTGTGGCAGCGGCAGTCCGCCGGAGGTCACACCGACGCCTATACCGTCGGTGTGATCGAGAGTGCCGGAGTCGTCGGTAAAGAGGTCATCGGCAAGGGATACCTGCTCAACACTCCGGAGGCCGATCAGGCGGCCCTGGAGATCGAGCACGGCGTCACCGGGCCTTCGGTGGACCTGGGGGATGTGCAGTGGGAGATGCGCGACGCGACCGGGCGGCCGATCGCCGAAGCGGACCTTAACGCGAATCCCGACATGAAGACCTTCCAGACGGTTCTGTCCGCCAAGGTGCTGGCGGCGACTCTGGTGGCCACTCCCGCATTCGGACAGACCTCGATTCATCTCGGCGAGAGCGTGACGAAGAACGAGGACGCACTAGTCGCCGCCGCGAACATGGTGGAATCGGTCACGGTCTATGACGCCTACCGGGCGGAGATGTTCGCCGACCCGGAGTTCTCCGGTCCGACGCTGCCGCACATGACCGAGTACGGTCGCATTCAGGGTCACCTGGCGGTATTCGACGTCTGTCACATCGGCATCCGGGACGCCTGCGTGATCGCACCCCGGAGCCAGACCGACTACGCCTGGTTCCACACCGCACCGCCGGTCGTGACCGATGACGGTCCGGTGAAGGTCGGGCGGCTCACGGTGGGCGGCGGGCACGCCGGGCCGAAGCTCGGAGTCGGTCCGGCCATCGCCCACTACGACGACGCCGGGACCTGCTTCGCGCTCGTGCACGTCGGAGAGGACGATCACGGCATCTGGTTCTCCGGCGTGGCCGCCCCCGGTGCGACGCCGGAGCAGGTGGAGCAGGGACTGAGCGCTCCGCTGTCCGGCGACTGGCGCAACGTCGGCGGCAACCTGGAGCTGGTGGCCGCGCTGGCGGTGAATACCCCCGGATTCCCCATCATCGCCAGCGGGGCCACCGACGCCGAAGACGAGCCGACGGCGCTGGTGGCGAGCCTCGGTCCGTGTGCGGAGAGTACGCCGCAGACCCCTACGGGCACTGACGGTCTCACCTCCGATCAGGTCCGGGAGTTCGTGAAGATCGCGATCTCCGAATTCAATGCGGCTGTTCGACGCAATATCCAGGCGCAGACGCTGATCGACGCCGAAGTCCGGCGACAGACCGCCGTTCTGATGGACGAGGGGAGCTGGTAGTCGTGGCCTGCGGATGCAGCAGATCAAGGCAGACGGATCGGGCGCAGACGCGCGGAGCGACGTTCGTCTACGACTTCACCGCTCCCGGAGCCGAACGGCCGACGACCTTCTCCACGCCGATAGAGGCGAAGGCCGCCGTTCGCCGGCACGGCGGCGGCACTGTTCGCCGTCGCGAGGCGAGTCCGGCTGCGTAGCGCTGCTCTACTGTGCAAGACGATGATCAAGAGCTTCGGCGTGGCTGTGGGCCCCTTGGACCTTGATCCGGTACACGGACCTACTGGAATAGGAGTTCACCCATGGACCCCTTCGCGCTGCCGGACGAGCTTCCCTCCGGCATCGAAGAACTCACCGCACTGCGAGCCGCCGCCTCCGACGCGTTCACGCGACTGCGCGGGAAGGTCGACGCCGGCGAAACCCTGAGCGACGACGAGCTGGCCGAGCTTCGCGCGGTCGTGGCGGCGGGCAAGACTCTGGACGTCGCATTGGCCGCGGCCGAGGCTCCCGGGCGGGCGGCGGAGCGCGCCGACGAGATCAACGTTCTCATCGCCGAAGGTGCGACGGCATCGGTCGATACCGGGGACGACGACGACGACGCTGACGACGAGGCCGAAGAGGTCGACGATGTCGTCGAGGAGGCCGAAGCGATCGTGGACGAGGCCGTCTCGGTCACCGCCGGAGCCGCCAAGGGCAAGGCGGTCGCCCGGACGACCTTCGCCGGAATCCAGAAGGGCAAGAAGGCGCATATCCCGCGCGGCACCGACTCCGGTCAGGGCGACGTGGGCTTCCGCATGAAGGAATCCATGGTCAACCAGGTCAAGGGTCTGGTCGGCTTCAAGGAGATCGCGGAGAGCCTGGCAGCGGTCAAGAAGGGCCACCGCCCGGTCGGCAACATCTCCAGCGCCGGAGCCTTCAACAGCCTCCCGCTGTTCGCCCTGGAGCGCGGCCAGCTCCCCGAGGTCCGCGACAGCCAGGATCTGGTGGCCGCGATTCAGGCCGCCACCGCGCTGGACAGGCTCATCCCGCCGACTTTCGACCCGAAGACCGGCAGCCTCACCGCCGCCGGCGGCTGGTGCGCGCCGTCCGAGCAGCTGTACGACTTCTGTGCGGTCCCGCTCGCGACGGACCTCCTGGTCATGCCCGAGGTCAACATCTCCAACCGCGGCGGTATCCGCTGGCCGAACGAGCCGGACCTGTCGCAGATCTTCGACAGCTTCGAATTCTTCTTCACCGAGCCCGAGCTGGAGGCTCTGCCCGCTCCGATCAAGGAGTGCGTGGAGATCCCCTGCCCCGACGAGTTCACCGAAATCCGCCTCAACGCGGTCGGCTACTGCGTCGAAGCGGGCATCCTCCAGACCCAGGCGTGGCCGGAGCTGATTCAGTGGTTCATGGAGAGCATCACCCAGGAACACTTCCGCGCGCTGTCGCGCCGGTCGATCCTGGACATGGTCTCCGGGTCCACCCCGATCTCGGTCACCACGGCGAGCCTCGGCGTCTCGGCCACCTCCAGCGTGCTCAACACCCTGGAGCTGATGGCGATCAACCTGCGTCTCAACAAGGGCTACGCCCGGGGCTACCCGATCGAGGTCGTGACTCCGAACTGGCTGCACGCGATCATCCGCGCCGACCTCGCGCAGATGGAGGGCATCGATACCAAGTCGGTCTCCGATGCGCAGATCGACACCTGGTTCTCCGCGCGCGGCATCCGCCCGCAGTTCGTGGCGGACTGGCAGACTCGTGAGGCGGGCATGCCCGGCAACCTGGGCACGCTCCAGTGGCCCGGCTCGGTTTCGGTGCTGATGTACCCGGCCGGTACCTGGTTCCGCAGTCTGACGCCGGTCATCGAGTTCGGCGTCCAGTACCCGCGTGAACTCCTCCAGATCAACCGGTACAGCCGGTTCTTCACCGAGGACGCCTACGCGGTCGGCAAGCGCTGCGACGAGTCGCTGGCCGTCACCATGCCCACTTGCGTCAACGGCGGCTACGGCGGTCCGATCACCGTCACCTGCAACACCCCGGCGGACGAGGTCCAGAGCCTCGCCACCTCCGGCACGCCGACCGGCGGCACGCTGACTCTGATCTTCCAGGGCCAGACCACGGCTCCGATCGCGTACAACGCTGCGGCTTCGGCCGTCCAGAGCGCTCTGCTGGCGCTGAGCAACCTGGACTCCGGCGACGTGGCGGCGTCCGGCGGAGCGCTCGGCACCGCGCCGGTGGTCCTGACCTTCGGCGGCCGGTTCAAGGGCGCGAACGTCCCGAAGATCACCGTGGTCAGCGCGCTGACCGGCGGCACCGATCCCACGGCGGAGATCACCGTCACCACCGAGGGCGGTTCCTAGAGGGATCGTGTCGGGGCGCGGCCGGACCGGCTCTGTCGGCCGCAGGCCGCGCCCCGCGCGTATCCGATCTCGTCGTCGCCCGAAGAGGAGGACATATGACGACCGTGACCACCCCGCTGGCCGTGGTCTACGACGCTCCGGCCGTGCCGCCGCAGGGGTACGGCCTCTACGCGGCGGCGACCCTGCTGGATTCCGGCGACTCTCCCCGCGAGCTTCTGGCGGGCATCGATCTTTACGGCCTCAACTGCGACACCGGAGTCGGGTCCTACGGTCCCGTTCTGTGCGACGACTCTCCGCCGGAGAAGACTCCCGGTGCCCGGCCCGATCCGCTGCACTTCGACCCGCTGGTGGTATGGGCGGCCGCGGAATGCGCCCCGGACCAGACCGAGGCCGAGGAGATGGCGCGCGCCCGTCAGATCCGAGCCCTGCACGAACCGCTCATCGTGGAGTCGGCGTTCGGCGCGGCGATGCTGTCCGCGGCCGGAGCCGCGGATACGGCGGCCAGCCTCATGGAAGCCGTGGGCAATCTGGAGGAGTGGCTGGGCGAGCAGGGGTACGCCGGCTATATCCACGCCAGTCGTAAATGGGCCGTGGAGGCCGGGTTCGTCGGCGCGGCGAGCGGAACGGCCGTTCTGCGGACGAATCTGGGGAACACGTGGGTCTTCGGCGGCGGATACGGCTCCGCCCTGGGCGACACCCTGGTGGCGACCGGGCCGGTCACCGTCTGGCGCAGTACGCCCTTCGAACAGGTCGTGACCACCGGCAGTCACGTCACCGCCGCCTACAACAACTCGGTGTACGC